NTTCTCATCAATTCCTCAGTTATGTCCTTATCTTTAAAAAGTCGATAGAGATTCGAAACTGTGTCCATCAGGGCTGAAATCCTCGGTAGTAGGTGCCTTGGGGATTTCACCGCCAAGCGGAACGACATTGATCGGTTGAAGCAATACGTCCCCATCTGGCACTGGCTTGAGACCCATCTCTTCACGGGCTTCGTTGGGTGTCATAATTGTGGCTTTTACATTGTTCCTCAGCCGAGCATGGACTTCATTCACATCGTCTTGTAAAGCCTCTATCTCAGATAAGTCGAATTCGACTGATAACCCAGTGCCGAACTGAGGAACCAACATCTCATTGATCTCATTCTGCATGAACTGAAGATAAGAGGCCATGTTGCGCCAGAAGATGATTTCGGCCTGCTCGAAGTTGGAGAATGTTGAACGTTCCAGATCACCTAGCATTATCTTGGGTATACCATAAGCCCGTGACACGTCCTCTAAAGTGAACCTCAATGTCTTCAAGTGTTCCATGTCCCGAGGACTGAACCCCAGTACATGCGGTTCCATCCCTTTAGTGCCTATGAAAGGTAATCGTGATCGGCTGGGACTAGCGAATTTCCTCTTCAGTCTCTTGTCGAAGTCTTCCAATTCCTCTGGTGACGGCTGGCTATCAGTCTTGATCCATACATTTGAAATGAGAAGATCATTCTTGAACTGGTTGCGGTTGTGCTGGCTGGCGTCTATTCCAGTGTCCAGAGATAATCGGATGGCGGCTATGGGGGAAAGCCCGGCATATTCGTTCATCGGGTTATGGAGCCTGAACCAGACTACCTCATCTATCCGCAGGGGAACCCACTGGTGTTGACGCTGATACTCAAAACGAGAGATGTATTCCGTGGGAGAAGGGATAATGCGCATCCTATCGGGACGTACAGGCCATATCTCTTTCGGTTTGGAGCCTTGTCCCTCTTTGGTCAATACCCAAAATGCGCTGCCCCATATATCAAGATAGGTTGATGTGGCACGCATCACGTCGCCATAGGTCAAGAAGTTATTGGCTCGGTTCAATAATTCCTGGAGAGGATGATTTGGCCCCGCAGGTTTCTTGCCATCCGCAACATCTTGATAGACCACTAGGGGAGGCCTGACGACAGCATCGGCCCTTAGCTTGACCGCTGAATAAAGGAACGGACTCTTGGCATAATATTCACCGTATTGGGGCCTGGCCCAGTCCGGACCAACGCCCTGGGACTCCATCTCAGGTGTAACCTGGGCGTGCAATATCGGTGATTGCCTAAGCTTGGAAACTAGCTCTCTTATCGTTCTAAACATCTCACACCATCACCAATTGTTTGAGACGGCTTTGGGCGATTTCGCATGTCTCTGAATCTTTCTCTATCCCAATGCACTTGACGCCCTCTTTCTGGGCGGCGAGGATTGTGGAGCCACTACCCACGAAGGGATCGAGGACAATCCCGTTAGGTGGTGTTATCAGCCGAATAAGGTATTGCAGGAGCTTGATGGGCTTGACTGTGGCATGGGTGTTGCCCTCACCCCGTTCGGCTCTTGAAGCCTTGGCACAGTAGAAAAAGCGGGAAGCGCCACCTGAGTCATAGTATTGCGGATCCTTATACCCTATAGGTCTATTACTAAACTGGAGATTGCCGATGTCAGAATCAGCCTGTCTATGCGTGCCACCACCATGACTTGAGCGGCCAAGCCCTTGACCACCGCTCTGCTTGTCCAACAATCTGACGGGGCATTCGGGATGGCAATTCCAGTCTTCTACAGTTTCGTAGCCGTCAGGGGCTAGTTTGTTGCCCTCGTCTTTATCCTCGTAGCCGCCGCCGCCGAATATATTACCGTTTCCAATTTCTCGCTTATGCGTCCAATGCCCATCTGACTTCGTCTGCTTCTCTCCCCTCAACTTACACTCAGGATGATGGCTTAGTATCACGTTGGCGGGCCAGCGGCCATGGGGTAAATTGGCATCGTAGTCTCTTTGTTGTGTTGGCCTATCATGATGGCCTAGAATGCCATGCCCACCACTTGGTGCCTGTTTAATAGTCTTAGTACCTGTTGGTCTGGGAGCACCCTTTACCCGACACCCATCCACGTTCAACCCGCCAACTGACCACCTAAGCACGTTGGCCGCAACCGTCTTCTCAGACAGGGGCTTGCGGGCTAGACAGATAGGTTCCATCGCAGGCTTCAGCGCCGTGCCCCAGCCTTCCCAGCGTTTGGCGTCTTCTGTGGCAGGAACAGTGTCTAGCTTCTCAGTCATGTGGAAGCCCCCTGGGCCCTTCCCATTACGGCTGGATGGCAATATGCTCCTTATTTGCCTCTCCACTCCTGCTGCTTTGTCTATCGCCTTCGAGATATCATGAGACTTAGGGAATCCTGAACCATATAGCCACATCAGCGTGTCCCGTATCTCAAATCCAGCATCCTCCAAAGCGCACACCATTCGATGATAAGTCCTTGTGCCGCCGAAGACCAGTGTATGGCCGCCGGGCTTCAGGACTCGTAGAGCTTTGCGCCACATATCCACGCTATAGGCGATACCCGTCGAATCCCACGTCTTGCTCATGAAACCCAATTCGTAGGGCGGATCGGTCACGATAGCGTCAACGCTGTTCTCTTCCATCTCCGCCATGACCTCAACACAGTCACCCCCGATGATCTGTCCCATCTGCCGATTATAATCCCTCTGACTCAACTCGTCTACCTTGAAGACCTCTTAATCACTATCATCTAAGGTGGATCATCCACTGTGATGGTGCCACTTAGAGGCCCAGTGGCTTCCACATCAACCGTGGCTTTCCACGGAAAGGTATGCATCCCTGGCATGAGCACAAACTCGTAGACACCACTCTCGCTGTAAATCGTCAGCCCTTCGTCGGCTGTAGCCGAGAACCCCACTGGCACGTTTCCTGCTGTCGTGTTCTCAATACAGAGAGTAAACTCCCCAGTGTCCCCAGGTTCAATCCATAGCTCGTAATATGCACGGTCACACTGAACAAGGGACGCAGGCTTTACATTTATTTTCAGCGTCCAGGTAATAGGGGTAATAGCTTGGGCTATTAAGACTGTAAAGCCGAAGACCGCCACCAACGCCGCAAAGATTATCAGTTTCTTCATATCAGCCTGTCCAGAAGGAAATCCGCAAATCGCTCTACTGCACGCATCGTCGGCCTCTCAAAGGCAGTACAGTGCAAGCCCCAGAACTCTACACACATATCGACTTTCCAACACCGACACCCTTGATGTCGATCGCTGCATTCCTTCGCCATCGCCTCCACTAAATTGAACTCAGGTGTTTGTCCCCTTTCCGGCAACTGCAATTCAAACACTCAGAACCCTCCCTATATCTCCCATTGTCAGCCCTCCAGTCCCAAACCAAACGTCATCGGCATACCGGCCAAGACTCTGAGAGATAGCCTGTAGCTTCTCAAGGTTCGTCATCTTTGGATTGTTTGAAGGTCTCAATATGAAGTCCTTGACAGCCTGCCATGCCACCTCGTTAGGGATTTCAAGAGGGATTTCATGGCCGTTAGGGGTTTCAAGCCCTTCCGTATCTGGAGGGATTTCACGAGGGGTTTCAGGCGGAGGGGTTTCACTAGGGATTTCACGCCCTTTAGCTCGGCTCTTCCTCACCGCATCTCGACGCTTCTCAAGGTCTTTGTAAGGCATCTTATACCTCGAAATACCACGGCACGTATTCTGCGTGCCCAGAAGGAATAAATCTGTAATTAGGAATCGTCGGGAGATTGTGTACAGGATTCCCGCAGAGGAATAAACGGTAAGGCTGCGAGGAAGCTAGGCCAGGAGGAAACCCAGTCGTGAGCGACAACCCCTGACCATCCGCTCTACGCATAAATCGACCACACTTCCTACACTTTGGATTCATTTCTCGCCCCGCACGTCAGTCTAATCGAACCCATCCCCGTCCTACAACCTTTTGCTCGATATATCCCCGACCACAACTAGGGCAGGCAACCGTAGCTATATTACCCGCCTCGGTACGGAGAAGTTCCCTCAAGCCTTTTACGGACGGCCAGCAAAATCCACAATACGCATTGGAGATGGGTACAGTCTCGTTCTCGGCTTGCACTATACGGCTTCGGTGCCGCCGTTCCTCAGCAACTTTCTTGACGGCTTCCCGTGCTTGCTTTCGAGTAAAACTCTGTGGCGGCTTCCGTGGACTTAGTATCTTACGTTTCCGCACTGTTCTCTCCTCGGCCCTGCGCACCAGCGGGCCTATTCGTATTTCTGGATGCCGCACCACAGGCATGCCCACCAGCATCTACCTGTTGTATCCCCTTGACTTGCCGGCAGCCAGTAGTGACCACACAACTCGTTCTCGGCTCGGTGCCGCCGTTCAGACTCAGGGTAATGTGGACTT